GCACAGAACTTTCATTGGAATGTAGAAGGTGCCGACTTCCCGCAATATCATAGTTTCTTTGATAATTTCTACACAGAAGTATATGGTGCAGTAGATAGAATTGCTGAATATATTCGTACATTAGACAGCTATACGCCAGGTAGTCTGTCACGTTATGCTGAACTTAGTATTATCCCAGACCAAATTAAGATTCCACGTGCTGAATTGATGTTTGTTGAATTACTAACTGATAACGCTAAAATGATTGATTTTCTAAATATGTGCTTTCAATCAGCGACAGAAGAAAACAAACAAGGCATTGCCAACTTCATTGCAGAGAGATTAGATGCACATGAAAAACATCAGTGGATGATTCGCAGTACACTTAAAAAAGAACGTGCATAATGCGAGCATCAGAAATCATTGCTGAAGATTTAACTCGCAGAGGATTTCTTGGTGCAATGGGTGCTGGTGCAGCCACTGGAGCACAAGCCTCACTAGGCTTGAAGATGCCTACAGATTTTAATGTATTAAGCAATAATCCACAAAATGAAATCACTTTACAAAAAGTTGCAATAGGTTCTGGATTAAAAGGTCCAGAACTGGCTCAATTCTTGGCTCAGATGAAACATGAATCATGGAACTTTGAACGATTAAAAGAAAAACCAATGGGCAAGGGCTATTTTGAAAAACGTTATGGTGTTCAATATGCTCCCAAGACAGCAAAGATATTAGGAAACACTCGCCCAGGTGATGGGGAAAAGTATCATGGTCGTGGGTTTGTTCAGTTAACTGGTCGTGATAATTATAAAATGGCTAGTCGAGCATTGAATATTGATTTAATCAATCATCCTGAATATGCAGCCAGACCTGACATTGCTGCCAAAATTGCTATATGGTATTGGAAAACTAGAGTTAGACCTAATATAACTAATTTTAAAGATACTGCTACAGTTACTAAATTTATTAATCCAGCACTGCGTGGTCTTAAAGATAGACATGAAAACTTTATAGATTACTATAGAATATTGTGATTTAAAAAAGTGAAGCCCTTATATACATAGACTAAGTAAGTTATTAACGGGATATATATGGGTGGATTTAGAAACTTTGCTAATAAATTACTGCAAATGACAGGTTTGCGAGATGAACGAGAACAAGATAATTTTGTTTATATTAAATTTGACAAAAACGTTCCTACATCAAAATATAATGTTACGTTTGATGTATTACAGGAAAACATAAATATCCCGCAAGGACAAAATCCAAATAATAATTTACCATTTGTTCATGGTAAAAATATCGGTAACTTCTCAGTATTATGGGTTTGTTGTAATAACGGGGATGAAAATGTTACTAAGAAGTTTGCCGCGGCTTGGCGAGGGGATAATGAATGTACATTCTTTGGCCCCAAATCACATAGCGGCATCATAAATTCAGGGTTTATATCAGTAGATCAAACTGATCATAGTTATGAACCCGAAAAAGTTAATTTCTTTTATACTATGTTATTAGATATTATGTATCCACATGAAATAGAATACACTACATATAGAATAATATTGGCACATGGTAGTGGTAAAAAGTTGAAATATACCGCAGAATCAGTTACTGATTTGCAAGTACACGGATATGAAGCATACACAGATAAATTAACAGGTAAATTTTCTCGTTACACATCTAAATACGATAGAACTTCAGGTAGAGATCAATCTGATTGGTTTTTAGGAGTAACCGGAGATGTATTGCACGGGTATGATCAGATTATGAAATTAAGATACAATCCTGTATTAAAATATAGAGATAGCGACAGTAAAGATTGGTTATTAACTAATAGCATCAGTAAAACACGTCCTATATTAATTCGGCCAACTGAGATTAATACCTTTGAAATAAGATTTTTAGAGTGGGATTGACATATGCAATATCCAGTATATCCAGAACAAGAAGGGGAATGGGACAGACCTTTGAACCCATATAGCCCTGTATGAACTCGCCTTAGGACCGAGTAGCCGGCTGCTGGCTGTATGATAGGATTCGCTACCCAATTCATCGAAGTGAGCATAAATACTATACTATGAGAGCAGAACTACTTTACGAATCCGCAGTCGATGAATTAAAAAAGAAATTACCTAGCCTACGCAAAATAGACTACAGTACTATTGACAATTTAATGCAACGCATCAGTAAGCGTTACAAGATCACCGGCAAAAAATTACATGACTTATTTGTGAGCAAATACGGTCATACTC